TTCCACTCAGAATGATGGTGGCCCTCTAACAGCGGTGCCCCGTCAAAAATTTCAATTTGTAATTGAATTTAAGTCAACAGTAACAACTCTTCAAGATCAATTAGATAAATTAAAATTAGTAATACGAACGGCCGAACTACCAAGTTTTCAATTTGATACGCAAGTATTAAATCAATATAACAGAAAACGAGTTATTCAAACAAGGGCAAATTTTCAACCTGTTACTATCACATTTATGGATACAAGAGATAATAAATGGCAGAATGTTTTTAAAGAATATCTTAATTATTATTATAAAGATGGCCGAACATTTGGACATAATTTTGAAACATCTGATACAGTACAAGAATATGCAACAACAGATAACTTTGGTTTAAAATCACCAAAAGAAACTAGTTCAGGATCGTTTGAACGATACTTTTTTAGTCAAATAAGAATGCATCGAGAATATGGCGGTGTTGGTGCTCCAACACAAGAATCTGTTACACTTTTTAATCCTGTTATAACTACATGTAGTCACGATACTCTTGATTATTCTGATTCAAGTCCGGTTACCTGGAATGTCCAATTTGCATATGAAGGTATTACATATGATGATGGTTGGGGTGAACGAAACATGTCAAATTTGGGTAGTGATATTTCCTCATTCGTAAAAAATGCAGGATCTGCATTAAGTTCTTTAGGTGGTAGATTGGGATTCTAATATGGCATATAAATCTGAAACAGCATCAACGATATCAGCAAATACCGGATTAAGTAGAGCCCAAGAAATTAGAGCAACTTTAGGCGATGATTCAGTAGAATTTGATAGTAGATTAATTGGTGATTTAACATCTGCAACATTTGATTTTTTACCAACAGAACATGATATTGTAGTTGGTGAATTGCAAGGTGCGGGTATTTCTAAATTAGCAAGTAAAACATTGGCCTTTGAAATATTAGCATTGGCAAAATATTATAATAAAAAATACGACGAGTTTTTACCACTCATCGATGTAAATGGTCTTGATCTTACCGATGATATTATTACAACATTAAATACTACTAGAGCTTCAAATAACCAATTAGGAAGGCAAAACGTATCAATAAATGAATATGTTTCTAGACAAGTAGTAGATTAATGGCAACAAAATATCAACAAGGACATTTTAGTCCCCAAAATCCAGATAAGTATATCGGAAAACATGAACCTATATATAGATCAGGATGGGAATTAGCATTTATGCGGATGTGCGATAATCATCCGAATATATCTAAATGGGCATCAGAAGCACAACAAATAGAATATATGAATCCCTTTACGGGCAAACGATCTAGATATATACCTGACTTTTTTATTGTTTACACTGATAAAGAAGGAAAAAACCATGCAGAAATTATAGAAATAAAACCATATAAACAAGCAGAGATAAAAGAAGCAAGATCAAAATCAGATAAAGCAAAAGTTGTATTAAATATGGCTAAGTGGGAAGCCGCCAAACAATGGGCAAATAAAGCAGGTATACGATTTAGGGTTGTTACTGAACATGAAATATTTCATAAAATGAAAAAGAAAAAACAAAAATGACTAAAAAACTTGAAGAAACATTTAATCTTCCTAGCATTTCTGAAATAAGTCAGAATGACATTAAAGATATGCAAAATAATAATTTTGCAGACGGTGTATTACCATATCCTGTTTTTGATAAAGAAAAAGAAGCGTTATCACTTGCAGATAAGATAGATAAAGCATTACCTGCCGTTAAAGATATAAACACAAGCGACGAAGATATGGATAGGTATGCTGATAAGGCAGAAAAAGCATTTGAAGATTTAATGGATTTAGGTTTTAATGTAGAGGATAGAAATGCTGGACATATATTTGCATCGGCCCAAACCATGTTAAAAAATGCTATAGAAGCAAAAAATTCAAAATCAGATAGAAAATTAAGGGCAATAGAGCTACAACTTAAGAAACTTAGATTGGATCAAAATGAATCCAAAAATGCAAGTTATGAACACGTAATTGATGCAGATCATATCGTAAGTGACCGTAATTCTCTCATTAATGAGCTTACAAAAAAACTAATAGATGATAAATAATTAAAACACATTTCAAGGATTTAGATTATGACATATCAAAACTCAGCTCAAATGCTTCGTAAGTATTCGGATATAATTAAAGAAATGCAACTAGCACAAGAACAGGCTGTTGTTGAATCAGATGAAGACGACGAATCAAAAGAAGAAGTAGACGAAGCAAAAGAAGATAAAAAAGAAGAAGTCGACGAAGCTAAAGAAGAAGACACTGACGACGACGACAAGGAATAATACATGAAATCTTTTAGCCAGTACTTAACCGAAGCAGAAAAAGAATATGCTTTTAGGGTTAAAGTTGCAGGAGACCTGAAAGACGAGCAGTTAGATAGAATGGAAGAAGCCTTAAAGAAATACGAGGCATTTTCAATATCTAAACCCAAGAAGACAATATTGCAATCTTCTGCTCCAGATTTTGATGACTTAGGTCCTGCAGAAATAAACATTATAGATTTAAAAACTCGGCAACCTGTTGCTCCACATATCTTATTAAATGATATTGTAGAAGCATTAGATGTACCAGAATCTATAGTTAGAGTTAAAAACCCTGCAATGGAAGAAGAAGAACTGGCAGCAGATGAGAAAAAAGAGTTACTTTCAACAGATTCAGAACACCCAAAAGATGAACATGGCGAACTAGGTTCTAAATTTTATGGTGACGAATTTAATTCTTTGTTTCTTAAAGAACTTGCTAAAGATAGGGCAACACCCAAAACTGAATTTGCTAAAAAACCTGAAAAAGTTGAAGTAATGAAAAATGAATCACCAGGTAAAGATAGTCCATTATCTAAACCTCACAATCCAGATCCAAGGGGGAAAAAATAATGAATTTAGCTGATATTTTAAAACTAGCCGGACTAGCACAACAAGACCCAATGAGCTCGTTGAGTTCACCAGGATCTAGTTGTAACCAACACATGAATCCAGATGATATGCGTACATTAGTTATTAAAATAGAACAACCCCAACTTCAGCCAGAACAAGAAATGGTTGCGACAGAGGAAGCCGAAGGTAGTTATGCAAATGCTCCTGAAGAAAAAGAAGTAGGCGATACACACAACGACTTTTCATTTAAAGGTTTTGGAAAACGTAAAAGACACACACGCGATGCCTTAGGTAACTATGGTGATAATCCACTAGAAGAATCTAAAATGTTTGAAATGTATAAAAACTTTCAAAGCTAGCCGCTGCCGGACAATAAACATAAAAATATTTGATAAATGAGCAATTTTGATACTACTCTCGTAAAACGACCCCACCAACAAGAGAAGTATACTGATGAACAAATCCAAGAACTAGCCAAATGTATTAATGATCCTGTACACTTTATGAGTCATCATTGTTATATTCAACATCCTGTAAAAGGTCGTGTAAAATTTGATTTATATGATTTTCAAAAACGACTGGTTAAGATATACAATGATAATAGATATGCAATAGCACTTCTTCCACGACAAACAGGCAAATCAACTGCCGCTTCTGCATACCTATTATGGTATGCAATGTTTAAATCAGATAGTACAATATTAATTGCCGCACACAAATACGCAGGTGCATTTGAAATAATGACTCGTTTGCGTTTTATATATGAAACTTTGCCCAATTATATAAGAGCAGGTTGTACAAGTTATAATCGAGGATCTATGGAATTTGAAAATGGATCACGTATTGTATCCCAAGCAACAACAGAAACAACTGGTCGAGGTATGAGTTTAACGTTAATTTACTTAGACGAGTTTGCATATGTTCAACCACGTATAGCACAAGAATTTTGGACTTCACTTTCTCCCACACTTGCAACTGGTGGTAAATGTATTATTACTAGCACACCAAATCAAGATAACGACCAATTTGCACAAATATGGAAGTCTGCTATAGATACTTCGGATGATTATGGTAATGAACAAAAATTTGGTAAGAATGGATTTAAATCATTTACTTGTCATTGGAGCGAACATCCTGAAAGAGATGAAAAATGGGCAAACGAAGAACGAGCTAAAATTGGGGAAGATCGATTTAGAAGAGAACACGAATGTGAATTTATAACCGCCGATGAAACATTAATTGCTCCTTTAAAATTAGTGTTATTAGAAAGTATTCAACCTGTACGTACTGAAGGACAAGTACGTTGGTATAAGGAGTTAAATAAAAATTCTACATATATAATTGGATTAGATCCGAGTATGGGTACAGGTTCTGATTATTCTGCTATACAAGTTTTTTGTTTACCAGGATTTCAACAAGTTGCTGAATGGAAACATAATAAAACTGATGTGCGTAATCAAATGCTTATATTACAATCAATACTCAAAACAATATATAATGTAACTAAAGATGAAGAAGCTATTTACTATACTATAGAAAATAATGGAATAGGTAGAACATCGATACAAGCATTAGACGAATTAGGAACGTCTAACTTTTATGGAAGTTTAATGAATGAACCTAAAACAAAAGGACAAACATTTCATAGAGGTCTTACAACTACTTTAAAAACTAAATTAGAAGGTTGTGCTAAACTAAAATATTTTGTAGAAAATGGAAAAATAAAAATTAATAGCAAAAATTTAATTCAAGAATTAAAAACATTTGTTGCTCGAGGCAGGGCATTTGAAGCAAAAGACGGTGAACATGATGATTTAGTAATGGCGGCTCTATTATGTGTACGAATTGTTCATCAATTAACAAAACATGACGAAGACACTTTCAACGAATTAATGGATCCGATGGATACAGACCCTGTTGATTTACCTATGCCAATTGGCGTTATTTAATAAATATATAAAACAGGTGTAGCCATATGGTAGATTATGATTCGGTTGCGACTAATATTTTTAAAACAATGTTGGCGCACAATTTAAACAGATTACAATTATTTGACAGTGAAGGGAAACGAACTGTCGAACCAGAACAGGCTAGACGATTTTGGTCAGATGATTTAAAATTAATGGTGCATCTAGATGATAAACCATCGCCTGGAGAAATTAAAGTAAATGTAAGTGCAAACAACGAAAGCAGTCAAATAGGTCTTAAAAAATTATTTGATTCAATTAGAGGTATTTCTAAGAAAAGTTTATTGCAATATACATTAAAAACATTCGGAAAAGAATTAAGTCCAAAAGACTTTGCTTATCAAACAGTAGGAAGTGATAACATGGAAAATATTAAAGAATCAAGTTTGAGCAGAGCGTACGGTAGTACCAAATCTAGTTTTCAAAACTTAGATTCTGCAAAACTTATTATTCGACATACAAAACCCATAGATGAAGGATCTAGGGGATCAAGAGCACGGAATATTTCTGCACTATTTGTAGAAAATTCTGAAGGGGAACGATTTAGATACCCATACAATCATCTAGCAGGTGCTAGAGCAATGACGCGGCATGTTGCGGAAGGCGGAACACCATACGATAATGTCGGTAGTTATGTTACTAAATTATCAGAAGAAACGTTTGAATTAAGTAAATTTAACCGTTATGCTAGAAGTAATAATTTAGTAAACGAAGATACTGGGCCTATTATAGAAAATGTACGTAATAGAATTCGTTCTCTCAAAGAAACCCTTAAACGAATGTCTTCGCATAGAGGTTACGCCACACAAGTACAAACACTAGGCGAAACTAAAACAGAATTAGACGAAGAACTAGTAAATAATCTTAAAGATAAATTCACAGTTGTTCACTTTGATGAATCCATTGAATCAGTACTTCCTTATGTTGCAAATATAGTTTCCGAAATGACAAGCAAAGCACGAATCAAAGAAGACTTTGATTCTTTTATGAATGCAGTAAATGAAGCAGAAGAAATTCAGGTAAGTTTAGTTGAAGATGATGATCCAGAACATCCATCTAATTTAACTTTTGAAAATGTTACTAAAAAGAATCAACATATTATACGATACATGTCGGAACATATTTTAGATAAAAATATTTCAAGTCTTGCAAACCAAGTAGCATCGGATTATTCACAATACGACACGTCAATGAAAAACCAAGCATTACGTGCAGTTAAAGGTATAATGAGCGAAAAAATTCAACCAGAACCAGTAGAAGATTCTGTTGGATTGCCAGATCTTCTTGTTAATAGTATAGATGATTCATTATCAAAATATGCTACAGATGATGTCTTTTTTGAAAAAGATACATCATCGGAGGACGAAGAGCAAGTAGAAGAAGGCAAATTGCCTCCAGGGTTACAGGCACATATTGATGCTAAAAAAGATAAAGAAGATGACGAAGAATTATCTGAAGATAATTTAAAAGATGTATCGGATTTACCTAAAGAAAAAGAAGAAGCTGATGTAACAAAAACCAGTCCTGTTGCAACATGTAAATTAAAAGAAAACGAAATTAAAAGAAAACGATATGATACAACGAATGCAATATCTAGCAGGGGTAAACGCATGAAAATTACAGAATTAGACGAATCTTTTTGGCCAGGAGACCACAAAAAGAATCAAGAAGGAACAGGAAAAGGAAAATATCGCGATCGCAAGTCAGCCAATATTAATAAAAAAATCAGTCAAAAAACAGTGCCGTCAGCAAACGATTTCACAAGATCGCTGCCAGAAAATACTAATGCAACTTTAGATGATATTGTAGAAAGATATCCAACCGAACTTGAATCAATAATAATAGGGAATTCTTTCTTAACGGATCATGATAAGTTTTATAATGAGTTATATGAATATTTTGTTACTGGTGCAGGTAGAGGCGAAATGCCATATGATGTTGCTAAAGCTCGAGACGGAGATCCAGACCAGTGGATTACTGAATATTTGGAACAGGAATATGGTCACGAATTTAGTCATAGTGATCCTGAATCAATGGATGGAGATTTTGACTCTGGTATGGCTTCAGCAGGACATGGTACAGACGAAGATTATGGCTATTATGGCGAAACTGCTGGAAATCAAATGCGTAAATATGCAGACATAATTTCTGAATCTAATAAAATAATAAAAAGAAAAAAACGTAGTTAATTCAATAAAACACTTGACTTTTGATAAATAGTACTGTATAATAGATTACATGAATGTGTAATCGCTAGGCTAATAAAAGAATAGTAATTTAGGCACAAACATAGGCTAATAAAGGAGAAATAATATGGCTACACTAGCAGAAATACGAGCAAAACTCTTAGAACAAGAGACCCGCAAATCATCCGGATTTGTTTCCGATAACGCAATTTATGCATTTTGGAATATCCCGGAAGGAACAACCTCAACATTAAGATTTTTACCCGACGGCGACGAAGAAAATACATTCTTCTGGAAAGAACGACAAATGATTCGTTTAGCATTCCCGGGTGTTAAAGGGCAAGACGAAGGGCGTAATGTTACTGTCCAAGTTCCTTGCGTAGAGATGTGGGGTGATGCATGTCCAGTTCATGCAGAAATTCGACCTTGGTTTAAAGATCCAAATTTGGAAAACGAAGGTAGAAAGTACTGGAAAAAACGTTCATATATTTTTCAGGGATTTGTAGTAGATGGATCGCTACCAGAGGATAGTATTCCTGAAAATCCAATTCGCAGATTTATAATTAATCCATCTATTTTTAAAATTATATCTGCGGCATTAATGGATCCGGACTTTCCGGAAATTCCAACCGATTATGAAAGAGGAACAGACTTCAAACTTACTAAAACACAAAAAGGTCAATATGCTGACTATTCAACTTCGAATTGGTCACGTAAGGAACGAGCATTAGATCAAGTAGAACGTGATGCTATTGATGCAAACGGGCTATTTACTTTAAATGATTTTATGCCAAAACGTCCTGGTAATGACGAAATAAATGTTATTTTTGAGATGTTTGAAGCATCAGTTGCAGGCGAACTTTATGATCCTGACAGATGGGGAGCATTTTATACACCTCCAGGAATGTCAAGAACAGACGGTAGTACACAAACGGCAGTGACTCCTACTCCGTCGGTTGTTACAAAACCTACTGTAGTTTCAGATAAACCTGCTGATGCTGAAGTTCCGAAAGAAGAAGCAACCACTGAAGATGAAGACGCTGACGAAAAAAGCGACACAAAACCTTCGGCGGCACAAATTCTTAAATTAATTCGTGATCGAAAAGCCCAGGCTTAATTTTTAAAATTAAAAGGGGGAATAACTATTCCCCCATTTCTATGGAATAATTATGACTAGACCATTTGATGTATCAAAATTTAGAAAATCAATCACAAAAGCCGTGCCAGGAATGGCAGTTGGTTTTAGTGATACGGTAGATTGGATTAGTACAGGAAATTATGCTCTAAATTTTCTTATTTCGGGTGATTTTCACAAAGGTGTACCTTTAGGAAGAGTTACATGCCTTGCTGGTGAAAGCGGTAGTGGTAAAAGTTACATTGCCAGCGGCAACTTAGTGCGTCATGCCCAACAGCAAGGCATCCTTCCTATTATACTTGACTCTGAAAATGCACTCGATTCTGATTGGTTATCGGCATTAGGCGTAGACATTTCAGAAGATAAACTTATGCGATTTGGCGTATCTATGGTAGATGAAGTTGCTAAATTTATAAGTGAGTTTATGAAAGGTTACAAGGAACAATTTGCAGATGAACCTTATGAAGAACGACAAAAAATATTGTTTGTTGTTGATTCGTTAGGTATGTTACTTACACCGACCGATAAAGATCAATTTGAAAAAGGAGATATGAAGGGTGACATGGGTCGTAAACCCAAGGCACTTACCTCATTAGTACGAAATTCAGTTAACCTAATTGCAGGCAATCCTGTAGGAATTGTTGCTTGTAATCATACATATGCTTCACAGGACATGTTTGATCCTGATGATAAAATTAGTGGAGGACAAGGATTTATATATGCTTCCTCGATTGTAGTTGCGATGCGAAAACTTAAACTTAAAGAAGATGAAGCAGGTAACAAAATAACAGATGTTCGTGGAATACGAGCGGCATGTAAAGTAATGAAAACCCGTTTTGCAAAACCATTTGAAAGTGTACAAATTAAAATACCATACGACACCGGAATGAATCCATATAGTGGTTTACTTGATTTATTTGAAAAAGCAGGTGCTGTTGTTAAAGATGGCAATAAATTATCGTACAGTAAACCAGGCAAGGAGCCTATTAAGGAATTTCGTAAAAATTGGACAGATGAAAAATTAGAAATTATTATGAAAGATTTTTCCTCCTGGACAGATAAAAGTGAATCGGAAGAACTAAATAACTCAGTTTCAACATTAACGGAGGATACTAATGAAAATGACAGAAGAGGAAATTCATCTGATACATGAAGTATGGGAGGTTGTATTATCTTATATTTCCACTAAAGAAGCAGAACTGGTTTGTGAAGAACTTTTAGAAAAATTTGAAACTGCTGGTTTTGTAATTGAGGATAATATAAAAGAATTAAAAGGAACCGATAAAGTAATAGATGATGTTATAGATAACATGTATTATATCGAAGAAGAAGAAGTAGAAGAACCCGAAGTATACGATTATTAATATGAGTTCATGGTACAATAAAATAAAAAACAATATATCTGAATTAATAAATTGTATTACTTTTTTCGAGTTAGAACTTGATAAAGCAAGACTCGATTGTGGTATGAAAGGTAATTTGGAAAGATTATCTAGAGAAATGCCAGGTATTGTAGAATATAGATTTAATCAACTACAAGAAATTGAAGCCATTTTAGAACATCTTAATATTGAATTAAGAAAACTTCGTTCAGCAGTATTTCGTAAATTTACCGAACATTATAATAAAGCATTAAGTTCGCGAGATGCTGAGAAATATGTAGATGGCGAAGATGAAGTAGTTGACTTTAATCATTTAATAAATGAATTTGCATTGTTAAGAAATAAATTTCATGGGCTTGTTAAAGCTCTTGATGCAAAACAATTTCAAATTAATAATATAGTCAAACTGCGAGTAGCAGGATTAGAAGATGTAGGATTATGAATGTCGAGCACCGCTGATTGGTGGTATAAAGAACGGTTACCTGAGTTGCAAGAAGAAGAACGTAAACAAAAAAATGCAAAAACTTTACTTGAGGGTGTAGAAGAGTTCAGAAATAAAGCAAAACAGGTTTTATCTGAAAAAAAACCAACAAAAAAGTAAAAAAAGTTAAAAAAGTTGCCAAAAAAGGTTGACTTTCTTGTGGCTAGAGCGTATAATATATACATGCTAAAGAAAAGAGTTAATTTAAACATTAAACGAGGAAGCAATATGCAAGTCCAAGCAAGAGTACACAACGGAGAATACGGCGGTAAAGCAGTTAATGATTTAATTTTTCCGTTGGTAAAAGGATTTAATGTTGGTAAGAACGGTGGATTTATTACAGTAGACGGAGCCCATGTTCCGGGTTTTCCAGACCGTGAAATCCGCATTAAACTTATTAGCAAACATGATTACGAAGTTATTAACTCATTTCAAACCCAAGTACAAGAGAATTCAAAAGAAGAAACAGTTGAAGTTCCGGTAGCAGTTAAACCAGAAAAGACCGACGAAGAACGTATTGCAGAAATTGCAGAACGTTTTAATATTTTAGATGAAATGACACAAGGTTCCATTGATGGTGTTGTACGTGGGATGATAGTAACAGGACCTCCGGGGATTGGTAAAAGTTTTGGTGTTGAACAAGTTATTGAAAAGAACAGCCTGTTTGATAAACTTGCTGATAAGCCAGTACGTTACGGAACTGAAAAAGGTGCCGCAAGTGCAATTGGGTTGTACCAGTTACTTTACAGGTACGCTGATCCAGGAAGCGTGTTGGTACTTGATGACTGTGATAGCATTCTTTGGGATGAAGTTAGTTTGAACTTGCTAAAGGCGGCACTTGATTCCAGTGCAAAACGGATGATTAGTTGGAATACAGAAAGTGCGGCACTCCGCAGAGAAGGTGTTCCAGAGAAATTTGAATTTTGCGGATCAGTTATTTTTATTACAAACTTAAAGTTTGATAATGTTAAGAAAGGTAAACTTAAAGATCACTTAGAAGCAATCCTTTCAAGATGTCATTACTTGGACTTGACACTTGATACAATGCATGATAAGTTGCTTCGTGTAAAGCAGATTGTTAAAGACGGGATGCTTAAGAAGTATAATTTTACTAATGACGAAGAGCACGGACTTATTATGTACATGGAAGAGAATAAAAATAAATTGCGTGAGATGAGCTTGAGGATGGTAAACAAGATTGCAGACCTTAAAAAGATGGCTCCAGAACGCTGGGAACGATTAGCTGAATCGACCTGCATGAAACGCAATTAAGTATTACTAACACTTTAACAAAAAAGGAGTTCTTTGAACTCCTTTTTTTATGACCTTATGTCTGACTGTACAATAGAAATTAAAGACGAAGTTAATGTTAAAATACATGATCTTGATTTACCTACAAGGCGACAATTAGAAAAAAAATTTAAATATTTTTTACCACATGCATACCACGTACCTGCATATAAATTAGGGCGTTGGGATGGCTGTGTCTCTTTCTTTAGTATGGGAGGTGTAACTTACTTAAATTTCTTAGACGAAATTATACCCATATTAAGCGAACATTATATCGTTAATGTCAAAGATAAACGCAAGAAACAAACATTCGATTTTATAGAAGTTACAAATACAATTCATGAGAAGTTAGTCTGGCCAAAAGGACATACGCATGAAGGGCAAAACATAATACTTAGAGACTATCAAGTTAATGTTATAAATCAGTTTTTATCAGAACCACAATGCCTACAGGAGATTGCTACAGGGGCTGGTAAAACGTTAATTACGGCTACTTTAAGTTACTCTGTAGAGCCATATGGGCGTACTATAGTCATAGTACCCAACAAAGATCTTGTTACGCAAACAGAAGATGATTATAAGAATTTAGGACTCGATGCCGGGGTATATTTTGGAGATAGAAAGGAATTTGGTAAAATCCATACAATATGCACCTGGCAGAGTCTTAATTTAATGGATAAACGATACAAGGATGGCGAAATTGATATAGGACTTAAAACATTCGCCAAAGACGTAGTATGTGTTATAGTCGATGAAGTACACATGGCTAAAGCAGATGTGCTTCGTAAATTGCTTACAGGACCATTTGCTTCAATACCTATACGTTGGGGACTTACTGGTACTATACCAAAAGAAGAATGGCAATTTGCTAGTTTAAAAGCATCATTAGGTAATGTAATAAACAGATTAAGTGCCGCAGATTTGCAAGAACAAGAAGTTTTAGCTAATTGCGAAATAAATATTATACAGACACAAGATATAGTTGCATATCTAAACTATCAATCGGAACTCACTTACTTAACAACCAACGAAAATAGAATAGATTATCTTGCAGGGTTATTTAAAGATATTGCTAAAGATGGAAACACACTTATTTTAGTTGATCGAATTAAAGCAGGAAAAATGATTCAAGAAAGGCTAGGCGATGAGAGCGTATTTATATCTGGATCCATTAAATCAGCAGACAGGCGAAAACAATACAACGAAGTACAAGATTCTGACAACAAAATCATTATTGCTACTTATGGGGTTGCAAGTATTGGCATCAATATTCCTAGGATATTTAATTTGGTCCTCGTTGAACCCGGAAAAAGTTTTATTAGAGTCATTCAATCAATCGGCAGAGGCATTAGAAAGGCCCAAGACAAAGACTTTGTAAGTGTCTGGGATATAACTTCCTCTGCAAAATTTAGTAAACGTCACTTAACCAAGCGTAAAAAGTTTTACGCAGAAGCAAAGTATCCTTATTCAGTGCAAAAAATTACAATATGAAAATTCTTACATTAGATGATACAAGTTATGATTTAGATACTATACCAGAGGAAATAGATGACATTAGATATTGTGTTGTTGATTATTCTGATTCCGAAAATGTAGATTACATTTATGTACCTTTAGTATTTTTAGAATCGTTTAATGCTCCGGCCGCAGTCATTGAAGTAGGCGGACATACTATTCAAATGCCGTTAGATTGGAGTATTGTTATAGGTGAAAAAGACATAGGTGATTTAGAAGTTTTACCTATAATGAACTTTAATGATCGACATTTTAATGCATTTGTGTACAATCCTACAAAGAGCATAATGGCAGAGTTCCTTCCAATAAAAATAGTTAATATCTATTCAGAAATGAAATGGTATTTTCCTAAATTAAAATATGGTCATATATTATCTGTTCCATTAACAGATACTGAAAAACCAAATTGTATTTTTATTGTTAAAGACATAAACAAAATACCTGAGGTATTAGATATTACACAATTATGGTTATAAACTTACTGTTTTGTTACGGACAACAATGTGTCTACCTTTAAAAGCAGTAACATAATCCCATATAGGTCCAGGTTTTACAGTAATATCGGGAGAAGTTTTAAAACCTGAGCCACCGGAAATAATTTCTACTTCTCGTAGATATCCATTTTCTAATTTTGTTTTTGTTTCTACATTTCCGTGTGAAAATGATAATATCGGATCACAATATTTTATGCCTGGTCGTTCAACTTTAATTTTATCTATTTTAAATAAGGTATTAACTGTTATGTTACCACTACCAATCTTTGTTGTTGGTATTATATTTTGTGTAGGAGGTAAAATACTATAATTTCCTGAACTAACAACATCAAATTCAGGAATATTATTTTTAATATTTGTAATCTTAAAGGAAGCAGGAAACATAAATGCACCACCAGGAATTGTGTATAGAAAACCAGGAAAAAGTGTATGATAAGTAGAACTTACAAATTCTACATGTTCTAATGACATTATTGCTCGAACAGAGCCTCCTGCACCTACTGTTGTATATGGCATAGGAGCAAAAATTGAGAATTGATTTTGTTCAAGATCAGTAGATTGGACTAAAGTACAAACAGCCGTATTATTATCAATATCAGTAACAATAGCAGTCTTTAAACTTTTTACTTTATAATCTTTTACAGAGTTTGCACCTTTTATGTTGCATTTACAAGGTAAATGTGCTAAAATATACTTTTTAAGAAGGTCGGCGTTTTGCATACAAGTATTTATTGGTATTTTATGGAATTAAGAAAAGCACTAAACGGTATAGACAGAAAGAATAAAAAATTATATAGTACGTTAACTGAAAAGGAAAAGAAAAATTTTAGTTCTTGGCTGTTAATGCGGTATATATCTAATATAAAAGAAGGACCTTGGAGACTGTTTTATCATCATTTAGTCATGACAAACGAGTTTGTTAATGTTCATTTTAGTGATTTACGAAAGCATAAAGAACTCCAATGGTTACTGCTTCAACTTGTAGGCACTGGTAAGAATTTTTTTCATGAATTTATTAGTCCAGGAAAAAAAAGTAAAAAGAATAAAATTAAATTATGGTTAATGGAAGTATTACCAACAACAAAAGAACGTGATATAGACACGTTAATAGAATTAAATACGAATACGAGTATTAAAGATTATGCAAAGCAACACGGTATCAGTGATAAGCAAATCAAAAAAATCTTTAGTTGATTCTTTTATATGCAAATATTGCGGTAAAAGTTTTAAAAAAGAAAGCACTCTTGCAGTTCATTTATGCGAACAAAAACGCAGAGCAAGAATGTCTAAAGAGCAACACGTTAAATTGGGATTTTTTATATACTTAAATTTTTACCAATTTACAATGCCCCAGCAAAAAACACAAAAAGATTATACTGATTTTGCTCAATCCAGATATTTTATGGATTTTATTAAGTTTGGTAGACATGTTTTAGATTTACAATTAACTTCTGATTTACAGAAGGAATTTATAAATTATGTTGTTACAGAATCTATAAAATTAAAAGATTGGACAAAAGGAGAAACATTTGATAAATTTCTTAAAAAATATTTAAGTTATGAATCGGCCTTTAGAGCAGTTGAGCGGGCAATATTAACAGCAGAAGAATGGGAGTTAAAAGAAAATGAACATTGGACAATATTTTTTGACAAAGTTTCAACATTTAATGCAGTACATTTTATATGCACCGGACGTATTAGTCCTTGGGTTATTCTTGGTACTAATAGCGGTAATAGGCTTCTTCGAAGGTTAAATGAAGAACAATTAGCATTAGTAGAGAAATTTATAGATATATCATTTTGGGAAAGAAAAATAAAAGAACCCGACGAAGGTTTAAAAATTATAGACGAATATTTTCATGACTGACATTGATATTGATTTTAAAGATCGTACTGATATACTTAATAAGTTACATCACATTCCAGCATCTATTATTAAAGATAATAATGTTGCTCGACATAACACTGGTATATATTTTCATGAAATCCCAGTTGATCCGTTTACAGGCAATGCTACATTAGATTATAAAAAAGCAGAAGAATTGGGATATTTTAAAATTGATTGCCTTAATGTAAACATGTATAAAGATGTAGAAAGTGAGGAGCATTTATTACGATTAATAGATACTGAGCCTGATTGGGAACTATTTCAGCATAGTGAAATAGTAGAACAATTATTTCATATACATGATCATTTTAATATAGTTTCACAAATGAAACCGCAATCTGTAGAACAACTTGCTATGGTGCTTGCAATCATAAGACCAGCAAAGCGATCACTACTGGGAGAATCGTGGCAATCGATACAAAAACAAGTATGGCTAAAACCAATCGATAATTCATATTATTTTAAAAAATCTCATGCTATGAGTTATGCCCTAGCAATTGTAGTACAATTAAATCTACTTGTTGATTCAATCAACTTTTCTAACTAATTGTATTTGGCGTCGTTTAATTCTTTTTTTCAAAATATTTGCTAAACTAATAGAAGGTCCATATAAAACTTCAAAATCTTTAGCATTAAATGTCATAAGACAGTATTGAAATTTTTCAAATCTAGACTTAAGAACTATATTAATTGGTATCATCCTATTTGACTCAACCCACCATTCTTCGCCTAATTCTAAAAAGTCTTCTTTTTCTGTTGTATCATTTAATTTAGAATAAACGTAAACTGAACACACGGTGTTACATTGATTTTGTATGATTCCGACATATTCCCCCCCACCGTGTTTACATAAACTTAAAAATGGGAATCTATCTAGTAATTCTTTATGTTCGTCTGTAACTTCCATTTTACCTCTTCAACGTATTTATGATAAATAATTACAGCAGGTGTAGCAATGGCACAATCATTGACATTATATGATTACATCCATACTCAACATTTACTGTTGATTAGCGGACCCTCAAAAACGAGAAATGCGCCAATGAACAACAGAATATTAAAAGTTTACAAGGGTGTGGACAATACAATTAACTTTGATGTTAAAAACGAGGACCGAAAACCCGTTAAATTAACTAGTCAAATTATACAAGCTAATTTAGTTAATCATCAAAACAAACAACTTATATTTTCTAGAACTTGTAAAGTAGAAGATGATCATGCAGGTAAAGTTCAACTTACTATTTTAGATTCTGATGTAGCCGGCATCGATGAAGGATTATACGATATAGCATTCACTTATACTAACAACGAAGGGTCTACCAAACCATTATTCACAGATCATAATGACAAACAAACAGCAACAATCCAAATATTAGATGGTTCGTTGCCTAAACTGTCATCTACAGTTATTGTCAATTCGTTTGCTATTGATCCACAAAATAATGGCAAAACTAATGAAGATCAAATGTATAGTAGCGGTTATGCTGGGGATGCACAGAGTAACGATAGTAATGGATTGCATACCTTTGCGGCATATACTACAGCATTTACTGGTAAATTATATGTCGACGGAACATTAGATGCGTATGCTGATTCAAGTGCAGGATGGTTTCCAATACGAATAGGTTCTGTTACTGACTATGTTACATTTTCTGCTCATACCGGAATAACTCCGTTTAACTTTTCTTCTAACATAATGTGGGTACGATTTTCATTTCTTGCTGATTCTGGAACATCTGGGGTTGACAAAATTCTCTATAGAACGTAAAATAAGTATATGAATATTGTACAAGATTTAGTATTATCTTACTTGCCTCTTGGCTCTAAAAGGAGTCCATCTGGTTGGACAACTTTAAATTGTCCTATGTGTACTCAATTTGGTCAGCCTAGGCCCGATACACGGAAACGTGGCGGGTTTATGTTTGCTGATGAATCTATAGTGTATCATTGTTTTAACTGTGGATTTAAAGTAGGATGGAAACCTCCCCAAAGATTTACTGATAGGTTTAAAAAATTACTTAAAGGATTAGGAGTACCACGAGAAAAAATACAGAGAGTAACATTAGAAGTTTTACGGATGGCAGATGAAACCGATACTACAACATTTTCAAAAAAGAAAGAACAAAGTATTACTCCAGATTGGCCTGAAATAACATTACCTCCTAATTCCAAACCTATTTTTAAATGTGAACCAACACAAGAATTTATTAATGCTGTAGAATATGTTGCTAATAGGGGGTTGTTAGATTTAACAGAATGGTATTATAGTCCATCTGATTTTGGGCAGATGAAAAATAGAATAATATTACCTTACAAATATAAAAATAAAATTGTAGGATATACCGCTCGTTGGATAGGTGAAAAACAATATAAATATCCTAAGTACTACCAACAACAAAGCAAAGATTTTGTTTTCAATTTAGATGCACAGACAAAAGAAAGAAAATATGTTATAGTTGTAGAAGGGCCTTTTGATGCAGTTGCTATTGATGGTGTTGCTATAGGTGGTAATAAAATTAATTATAGACAGGCAACTATAATTAATCAATTGAATAAGGAAGTTATTTTTGTACCAGACCAAGACAAACCAGGAATGGAGATGGTTAGACAAGTTGTTGATTTAGGTTGGTCTGTTAGTTTCCCTCCATGGGATGAAGCAAAAGATTGTGCTGAAGCAGTTTTAGCATACGGTAGATTATTTACATTAACAAGTATTTTAGAATTTATTGAATATAACACAACAAAGATTCAAGTTAAGGCAAAACAATGGAAGTAACTGAAAAAGAATATACTGAAGATATGCAAAAACTTTACATTGAGTTTTTGTTGTCTGATCCAGAATTGTATGCAAGGTGTCAGGCGATTATAGATGCAGAATATTTTGATCGAAAATTAAGAAAAAGTGTTAAGTTTATACAGGAACATGTAAACGGATATTCAGTTGTACCAACTCCCGAACAACTTAAAGCACAAACCGGTGTAGAATTTACACTTGTTAAAGATATAGATGCACGACATGACGAATGGTTTTTAGATGACTTTGAACAATTTTGTAAACACAAAGCACTTGCAAATGCAATTCTTAATTCTACAGATTTATTAGAAGAAAATCAATTTGGTGCAGTTGAAAAAATGATCAAGGATGCAGTACAAGTTAGTTTAGCAAAAAATTTAGGTACAGATTATTATACCGAACCTGCAGAAAGATTACGTAATTTAAAAACACTAAACGGGGGCACAAGCACCGGTTGGCAAACCATGGATTCGAAACTGTTTGGGGGGTTTAATAAAGGCGAACTTAATATATTTGCAGGAGGTAGTGGAGCAGGCAAGAGTATATTCCTGCAAAATCTTGCATTAAACTGGTCACTAATGAGATTAAATGTTATATATGTAAGTTTAGAACTAAGTGAAAACTTAACTGCAATGCGTATGGATGCAATGAACACTGGATATTCAACAAAAGATTTATATAAAAATTTAGATGATGTTGATTTACGTATTAAAATGCAAAAGAAAAAAGCAGGATCAATACAAATAGTACAATTAACTAGTGGTTGTACAATAAATGATATACGGGCATACTTAAAAGAATATACAGTACAAACAGGCATACGACCTGATTGTATATTAATTGATTATTTAGATTTAATGATGCCAGCACAAAAGAAAGTACCACCGAGTGATCTGTTTATTAAAGATAAATTTGTTAGTGAAGAACTTAGGAATTTAGCAGTAGAATTAGATATATTATTTGCAACAGCATCACAATTAAACAGAGGTGCAGTAGATGAAATTGAATTCGATCATAGTCATATTGCAGGCGGACTTAGTAAAATACAAACAGCAGATAATGTTATTGGTATATTCAGTTCACGAGCAATGCGAGAACGTGGACGAATACAAATACAGTTTATGAAAACTAGGTCCAGTAGTGGTGTCGGACAAAAAGTTGATTTAGAGTTCGATATTAATACATTGCGGTTGCGAGATTTATCAGAAGAAGATCAGGAAGAACAAACGTCTGGTTCAATATTTGAAAGTATTAAAAAGAAATCAACTATGAATAAAATACACGAAAATCAAATAGTTGAAGAATCCGTAGATCATGCTGACAAATTAAAATCATTATTGAAAACTATAAACTAAAATTTTTAATAATGAATCTCTCCCCTCGTTAGTGAGAGGTCTGTTTTGCCATATACTTGTTACTGCTTGTGAGGCATTACTTTTAATTTCTTCACCTATATTTGCATTATCGGGATGTAAGGCTAAAGCAGGAATAGCCTCAATAGCCATAGTAATCGGAGTTATGTCTTCAACTGGGGCCAAGGCTTGATGAAATTGTTCCAGTTCATCGTCAGTATAGCCCCCTAATCTATAAGGACTGGGGTTTCTTTCTAATAGATACGCTCGCATATTAGTATTTATAGCTAAATATACAAAAGAGGTTAAGGCTTTGGAAAAACAAACTAGAAGTATCTTAGAAGAAATAAATTCAATTGTTCCTAAAAAAGATAAAAATATGATCGTTGAATCTAGAGCTGATCATGTTATTACAAGTGTTATTAATTTAGTTCATCTTATTAAAGAATCCTACTCTGAAGAAGATGCACAAGATTTAACAAAAAGATTGTTTAACTCCATTAAGACTGAGGATCCTCGAAAGTTTAACCGCGGTATGAATAGAGTTAAAAATGAAAATAAAAGATATACTTAATAATTTTAAACCTTTCAAACGTAGAAAATACAAAGGCCCTGGACGACTAAATCGTCGTGTTGGTAAAGAATTTCATCGAAAAAAATCCCCAATAAAAGCAATTTGTGAAACAGTAAGTGTAATTTATGAAGGCGGCAATGTCTTTGGTGGTAATACTGAACGAATTGACCGCGAAAACATACAACCTACTTTACAAAGATATTTTTTAGAATTAAAACAAGTATTTCCAAACGCCAATATCAATCCTAAAGATTTTATACCTGTTGGCTCTGTTGGAAAAACACCAACAAGTGGCGACATTGATCTAGCAATAGATGCAACTGTAATGTTTCCGAAAGGTATTGAAGATTCATACCAAGATTGGAATATAACTCCTCCGCAATTTACAGAACGATTTGATTTACTTAAAAAACGAGCCAGAGCTTCATCAGACGAACAAGTTGCTGTAAAAGCAATATTACAATTAATTAGTGAATATGTAAATGAACATGCACCTAATATACACATGAACCCTAAAAAAGTTCAACCGGGCCAGGCATTTGGAATGTTCCCCCAATTTGATACCAAAGGCAAAAACTTAAATATAGGTATACAAATTGATTGGATGGTAGGACATTTACCTTGGCTTGAATTTTCATATGGTTCAGTAACACCTCCTACAGAAGGACAATCACAAAATGTAAAAGGAATGCATCGAACACAATTAATGTTAGCAATGTTTAATGCTCAAGGGTATTCTTTTAGACATGTGTATGGTGTAATGAATATGGAAACAAAAGAAATAGAAGCAGACACACCTGACGAAGCCCTTAATTTACTTAACAGCCTTTATGATATGAATATAAGTGTCGAAGAATTAAGTAGTTATCATGAATTACATAATGCTATTAAAGATCATCCAATGTA